AATCTAGACGATGAGACTATCCGAAAAGTGTTCATGAATACTGATACTGCCGCTGACGAAGTACAGGATCTTAAACGTGCTAAATTAACTGCAGCTGATCTTAGAGATTTTATCCAATCTTTCGAAGAAGTATTTGATATTGAAAACGGTAGAGAATACGTATGGGGTAAAATGATTGACTCAACAGTCGTATCTGATTCTGACTTCTTGGACCTAATGAAATTAATATTCACAGCAGCTCCGTTATACAGAACAGTTGGCGAACAGGAACCTCAATACACAGAGTCTGAAATCGCTGCTGCTAAAGAATCTTTTCCTAAAGCCAAAGCCATAGTAAATAACTTGATCCGTCTAATTAAACAGGAACTTGCTGATTGGGAAGACTCTCAATCTGATTCTAGCTACGATGAGCCTGACTTTACTATGCCAGCCAACGATAGAGAACTTGATCAAGTTGATATTCAGAACATGATTGATGCAGCTCTAGATAATAGAGACTTCGCTGAAGTTGAAAGGTTAAGTAACTTACTTAAATAAGTAATGAAGCATCTTAAGATATTTGAAAGTTGGGTCAACGAATCCCTTACTGCTGATCAAATCGCTGATAAAATTCAAATAGCCGTTGCTGGTTCAGGAACTGCAGAGGGTGATTTAGTATCAGCAATCAAGTCTATTCCCGATGCTGCATCCATGGTTCGTGTAAACAAAGCACTTAAAACCGGGTTCGATACAAAGAGCTGGGATTACGCAAGTGTTGGCGATGCAATTACCGGAGAACTTGGATCCTTTGATCAAGATTACTTGGATCAAATCAACACTCACATAAAGAATATTAGAGCTGAGAAGTACTTAGGATCTTTCGTTGCTCCTCCTCCACCTGAAGATACAGTATTAAAGGTTATTGAGCCTAGGGTAATCCAACATGAAGGCTACAAACCAAAGAAGTACATAGACTCTAAAGGAAATCCAACAGTCGGTGTAGGATTCAATCTAAACCGCTCTGACTCAACGTCAATGCTTAGGTCAGTTGGTGCAAATCCAATAAAGATAAAGTCAGGCCAGTCTGCATTAACCGATCAGCAGATTAAAGCTCTTCTGCATACTGATCTTCAAGCCGCAAAGTCTTTAGCTAAAACTTTAGTATCAGATAATGGGAAAGTCAGCATAGCTAAAGTTTGGCCAAGCTTGCCACAATCAGTACAAGGAGTCTTAATTGAAATGGTATTTAATTTAGGAGCTAAAGGCCTATCTGAGTTTAACACGTTTCTACTTCACATAGCTTCAAAGAATTTCAAGGCTGCATCCAAAGAGATGTTAAATTCTTCATGGGCAAAACAGGTCGGTAATCGAGCAATAACTCTATCTAACATTGTTAAATCTGCATAACTTTAGTATATTATTACTAAGATGATAGCAGAAAACCGAAAAGCCCGACACGAATACACATTTTTAGAGACATGGACCGCTGGGATCTCCTTAACTGGATCAGAGGTCAAGTCAATTAAGGCGGGTAACCTTGACTTTACTGGATCCTGGTGCGAACTTCGGTCAGGTGAATGCTTCTGTCGAGAACTGTACATAAAAGAATCAACCTCAGCATACAGTCACCAAGGTAAACGAGAGAGGAAGCTACTCTTAACTAAAAAGGAACTAAAGAAACTAAATAAACTGATGGACAGGGGCCTCACAATCGTTCCAGTAAAGATCTTCGTTAACTCGTCAGGTTTAATTAAGATTGCGATTGCTCTAGCCAAAGGAAAGAAGGATTGGGATAAGCGACATGTTATTAAAGAACGAGATCTCAGCCGAGCTTTAACCTCTGAATACTAGAATAAATAACCCTGAAATAATTACATTAAATGCCAAAGTACATTAAATTATTTGAAGCTTTCCAAAACGAAGCCCAAGCATATAAGTTCGATCCAACTAAATCAGTCTTAACTGGAGCTGCAGTATACAGTGCTGGAACATCATACGCTAAATTTACACTAGGTCGAATCTATATTGCGACTGAAGATAATGAATCCACCAAAAAAGCACCAGGAAACGTATTAGTCCTTTTAACGGCTAAGAACAAGGACGTTGAGAAAAAACTTACTGATCTTGGTGGAGTGGCTGCGGCTCTTCAAGCTAGCGAAATTAACGAACCGCCTGCAGCTGGAGGTGGAGTCTACAAGTATCAAGCATCCTACATATTTAATTTAACTGATCCAGTTGCAGGAGATCAAATTCTTGGTAAAATTGCAGCTGCTATTAACACAGCACCGACTGGTTCAACTGGAACAAGCGGTACAGCTGGAACTGCTGGAAGCAAGGGAGATTACGCAGAAGGTTTCTTTGGAAAAGATATTATGACAGCTTTTAGATCGCATGTCGCCGATGTTACTGGAGTTGCATATCAAGCAGCAACCAGTATTCCAGCGTATCAAGCATCTCTTCAAAACAAGGAACTAAACAAGAGACTTAATTCGGATGCTGAATTTTTAAAGTTAATGAAAGAGGTTGAAGAGCAAGCTAAGTTAACAAACGTTGTTGACTTTACTACTGGAAAAACGAAGGATGGAAAGATCGATGCAAAATATCTTGAAATAAGAAAAAAGGTTGCAGCTAGAACTGAAGTAATTAAAAGTCAGTTAATGAATGCTGGTTCTACCGGTACATCAGGTACGGCTGGTACCGCAGGTAAAATCTAATTAATTGTTAATGAAGCACTTACAACTGTTTGAAAACTGGAAAGACGAATTATCTACAAGCCAATCTCAATTGGCTGAGCTCGATGCTCTGCGCGATTTCGCAATTATATCAGCAGACGATTACGCTCAACAAGGAAAGGCTCTTCTGAGCAAGATCGCTGGAATTAATCGTAAACTTCTTAAAGACGCTGATGCGACTCATCCTCGATGGTCAGCTGAGTGGTTAGCTGAAATTTCTGAGTACCCTTCTCTTACTTGGTTAACTGATTCGCTAGCTTCGCCTGAATTACAGTCACTATTGGCAAAAGGATTTTATCCATGTTCAAGTAATATTCAACTGGGAAACCGTACCTTAATGCTATCTAAAAATCCTAACTATTCTCCATTAACTGATACAGCAATTGGATTCTTTTCTTCAATTAATGTAGTACGTCGAATCGTGCAGAAGCCTAATCCTAAGATGACTTACATGGATCAAAAGCTTAAAGAACTAGATGGAGGTCTTTCTCCAGTAGAGTTCATGAAGCAGGCAAGTCTATGGGTTCAGGAGAATTTAGTTCTAGAAGTAGACTACCTTCCAAGTAAAAGAGCTTATGCAAGTGATGTAAAGAAAGAGAATCAAGTCGAATTAATGTATTCAACTCTTGAGACTAAATTTGCAGAGCGCGGCGTTAATTTAGATAGAACACAAATTAAAGCTCTTCCAATTCGAGGTCTGTATCACGGGTCAGTTGAGATGGCAAAATTAATAAAGCTGCTACAAAAGCAAACCGATCAGTCAAAACCTCTTGAGCTGCCGTTAAACGAGTGGAGTAAATACACTCAGTCAGAAATAGATGCAATGTCTAATCCTAATTTAGTATGGACCGTTTCAGCAAACGGCCAGCTCCGATTTGGGTTAGGCTACCCTTACGACAACAATATCCCAACCGATATTAGCAGATTAAATATCAAGCTTGAGTCTACGACTATTCTTGATTACGTATCGGCTGCTAGTACTCAGGTTACGAATCAGTTATTAACTAAATTATCTCAAGCTGGACTGCAATTCATACAGAAGCTTGAGTGTCCAACTGAAGAGATTGACTTGGACATGTACCCAACTATTCAAGTTAATGAAATCAAAAATATCAGAGACCAACGTCGATGAAACACATACAGCTATACGAAAGCTGGATATTTGAGAATGTCCAAGCAGCAAAAGCATACATGCTTAAGAGAGCAGCACAGTCTCTAGGAAAAGAAGTAAGTGAACTTACTCCTGAGGAACAGACTCGTGCTCTAAACAATCGTCAATACCTAGAAGTACTTGAATTACTTGGTCAAAAATACAATGGTTACTTAGGAACTTTCGTTAAATTCCATTTCGAACAGAGAATTTCAGTAGACCAATTGAAACAACTATTGGACCAAATGATTAAGTACCGTCAACTAGTTAGCACTCTTCCATATACACTAGATGCCTATTCAAACGGAAATCCTGAACCTGGATCTACAGTTTCAGGTTTTGAAGCGCTAATGGACCAGTTCAGAACATTTGAATTTAATTCCAAAGGTAAATGGATAATTGATGCTCTTCCTAGAGAACTTAGAGATCAGGCTCGTGCTCTTGATCCGGAAAAACAAAAGGAACTTATTCGTATTGGTTGGACAATCGCTGATCAGGGCGAAGCTATTCAAAAGAGAGTAATGTCCAAAGTTGCTCGCTACCGAACTATTCAAGATTTCATGAAGTATGCATTAGATATTTCAAGCTCAGATGAAGGTTCTCAAAAATTAGTAGCTCAAGCTGAAAGTCTTTCTCCTGAAATTCAGGTAATGTACGATGATAATAATTACGTGGTCTTTTCAGTTAGGACTGAAGCTGCACAGAAAGCAATATTCCGTATGGCTAACTGGTGTCTAAACACTGGAAGTTGGGACTCTTATGTAAGTCGTGGAGTTCAATTAAATATCCTTAACTTTAATGTTCCGAATAGTGATCCAATGTTTGTAACTGGAACAACAGTCCTTGCCTCAGACTCAAGTGTTAAAGCGTCACACGATGCAAACGACCGCAATATAAAGAAAGATTCTGATCCAGCTACTCATTTACAAATGAACGGCTATCCGGAAGATCTTGTTAATCAAGTAATTGCACTACTTCCGTCTGAGATAGTGGTGAAGACTGTTCTTGCAAATATTATGTCTAAAGCAGGAGTTGATGCAAAGATCCAATCACTTGCGGTTGCAGGTCATGATCTAGAAACCCTAACTGATCCAGTCGCTAGAGAACAGGTTGAAAGAGATTTGCTAATTATTATTGATAACGAATTTGAATCAGAGAATTTCTCAACTGAAGCAATGTTGGAAGGATTCAAGAAACATGGAATACTTTCAATGTTCGCTGCTAAGCTATACCATAAACTTCTAGTAGGTAAAATCTCTCAAGAAGATGTTGATGCAATCTTTGCTAAGACAGAAAGAGGCTTTGAACTCTTAACCAGAAATGTAAACAACTGGCCTGATCCAAAGATTAAGGCAAAGATTACTGCCGTGCTTGCCGCGAAAGATCAAATTCTGAATTTAGCAAGAACTGTCTAAGACTTATTTAGTATAATAGTCTTAATGATAGACAATTTACAACTTATTAAACCCCTTTTAAACTTTTCAGAGAAGGGAGACTTCTATATGCTGTACGTGTTTAAACGTAAGAAGGATCAGCCGGAGGGAGAGAGAGACAATCACCAGTCAGTTAGAACAATCAAAACCTATTGTATTGAAAGCCTTGACCATTTAGATAGAAGATGGGAAGAGATCTTGCAGTTATGTGAGATGTTTAAGGCTCGTGCATACATTCATGTACAAAAACAGAATCATTTTGACGTTAGCTTAAACATGATGGTTGCTCTTGCTCAAAGAATTCAAGACGGCAACACCAATCAAAAGGGTCTGTTCGACTCAGTCGTCGGTCAAATCAAAACTCAAGAAAAGAGATGGATTGTTGATATCGATACTAAAGATGAGATCACAGTTCATAGGATCGTTCATATAATCGATTCAAATATAAAGCCTGAGGGCTCAAAGATTATTACATGTATTCCAACCAAGAACGGTTATCACCTGATCACCAAGCGTTTTGATGTATTGGAGTTTACAAAATACATGAAACTTCAAGGAGATGTTCCAGATATTCAAAAGAAGAACCCTACTTTATTATATTATCCAAATAGTTTAGATTAATTATGCAAAATCAAATCATTCAAGACGTATGTCTTTATTTCTTATTCGGTATTTGTTGGATGATACTCGTTGAGTACATCGACTCCAAACAACCTGAGAAACAGTTAACTGTAATTGCTAGAATAGTAATTATCGTAACGTGGCCGCTAGCCGCATTCATTGGGATCCTAACCCTAATTCGAAAATCATTAAACAATTAACAATGGCAAAAACCGTAGTAGTAAAAGAACAGTTCAGAACAAACGAACTAAGCCTAAACCCAGGTGGGTACACAGTTACCGTAGTATATTCAAACGGCGACAAGCGAGTTTATAATAACGTAAAGAATCCCAAAGCCTACATTGGATCAATATCGAAAGCACAAGATGTTTCTCAAGCCCTAGTTGACGGAGAACTTTATTGGTCTCGATAAATAACTAGAAAGCACTATGCATAAATTAAGTTTCGTTTGCACGTCCTATCGTAGGTACCGTTGCGTTGAACGAATAATCGAACAGTACTTACAACAAGACTATCGAAATGCTGAGCTAATTATCTTAAATACTGATACTGACAATCCATTTCGGTTATCTGATGGATTGCTGTATGCAAATATTACAGTAATTAATAATTCAATTGATTACGTTACTGGATTACCGTATACTAATCGTGGAGCCATTTGTAGAGATGCAGTCTCCCATGCAACTGGCGACTACTTCATGTTAGCTGATGACGATGATGTTTACTTGCCTTGGCATTTTAGACAAGCAGTTGAAGGTATAATTGAAATCGGGCACGATTCATGGAAACCTGAGATGAGTATGTTTGCGGCTCCTAATAAGCTAGAGCTTGTTCGTAATACAATGGAGGCATCCGTTATTGTAAAGATGCACAGAATCAGAGAGATTGGTTTCCGAACTGATGCAACCGGGTATGAAGGTTTAAGCTGGTACACCAAGCTTAGAGATGAGGGTCAATTGGACGAGCACAACCCACGATATATTCCTTCTTACTGCTTTAACTGGTCAGATCCAGCTGAATTGGCTGGCCATAAACAGAGCGGCGATATCAACAATCCAAATAACTTTGAGAACCATAAGTTAAGTTCAAGAGATATTTCAGATAAGCCACTAGATCGCTGCGGCTCTCTAGAGATTACTAAGTTCTATCAAAAGTACTTTGATTTCTTACGAGCAAATCAAGATAAGTTCAGTCAAGATCTTTGGGGCAGGTACGCAAAAACGTATATCGGTTAAGAATTTGTCTAATAAATAACTTAGATGAAACACTTAAAACCATACAACCAGTTCCTTAATGAGGGAGAATTCTACAAAGGAGAATTGAACTCTATATTCTGGCAGGACCAGAAGTTTAACCCAGAGGTTCGTACGAAACTTTTGCAGATTGCAACTGATTTCTATACTGACCTAAAAGTTGAAGCACCAATCATAGACATTCATTTGACTGGATCTCTAGCTAACTTTAACTGGACAGAACACTCTGACTTGGACGTCCATGTTATTCTAGACTTTACTATTATCGGAGATGACGTTGAGCTTGTAAAGAAAGCAGTTGATGGATTACGTTTTATCTGGAATCTTAGACACCCAGTAAAGATCCAAGGTTTTGATGTTGAATTGTATGCACAAGACAAGGACGAACCACACGTTGCATCAGGTTTATATTCCCTAATGAAAGACGAATGGATCACGGTTCCTGAACCAAGTAATCCACAGATTGACGAAAAGGATGTTTACCGTAAAGTAGAGGCATTCATTACTGAAATTGAGGAACTTGAAAAGGAAGTAGTTAAGTCAGATTCAGATCAGGCTAGAGAAGTACAGGACAGAATCTCTGCTCTTAAACAGAAAATCATGAAGGCTCGTAAAGAGGGTCTTGCTGCAAACGGTGAGTTCTCTATCGAGAATCTAGTATTTAAACAGTTGCGTAATCAAGGTTACCTTGAGAGATTGATTGACTTAGGCGCTGATGCATATTCCCATATCTATTCTGAACCAAACGATTCACTAGACGATAAGCCATCTGATGTAAACGAAAATATCTCAATGGGAAAAGGCAGTTGCGTTCTAGTACTTGGTCCTGAAGTTCAGGGTCAAAAGAGACTATTCGCGTTTCATGCAGAATACATTAATGAAGTTGAACGAAACGGTTGGCAAGTAAAAATGGTTGGACTTGGCGCTCCAAGTCTGGTTGTTAATCAAGACGGTAGACTTGTTGCAAAGCAGGTTAACATGAATGCTGCTAATCTAAAGAAGTTCGCAGGTCTTTCCAGCAATACAGTAGTCTTAAATTCAAAAACCAAGACCCCATACTGGCACCAAACCGTTAAGTACACGAATCATCAAACTCTACTAAACGACATGGGTCGTACATTAATGTCAATTCCCGGAGTTTCTTTCGACTAATCTTATCACTTACTGTAGTATAATAACAACAAGCGTAAATACTATTGGGCTTGACAGAAATATCTATGTCTTAAAACTTTTAGGACTTTTACAAATACAATAGACAATATGGCATCAAACAAAGAAATCAGTAAAAAGTACCAGTTACTTGACGAGATCGAACACGTTCTGAAAAGACCGGGTATGTACATTGGCTCGACTAAACCTCACACAGGAAACGAATGGATCCTTGAAGATGATGTTTACGAAAAATACGAGCTAAGCTACAATCCAGGATTTTTGAAGTTATTCGATGAAATCATTTCAAACTCAGTGGACGAACACAAGAGAACTGGTAAAATCAATACAATTAAAGTAAACGTTACTCTCGATACAATTACGGTATGGGATAACGGCGGAATTCCAGTAGTACAACACCCTGACCATAAAGTTTGGATTCCTGAATTAATCTTCTCTAATCTTAGAGCCGGTTCTAATTTCAATGACGATGAAGGTCGTACTGTCGCTGGAACAAATGGAGTTGGTGCATCGCTAGTAAATATCTTTTCAAAGAAGTTTATTATTGATACAGCAGACGGCAAGAATAGACTTTTACAAATCTTTACAGATAACATGTCAAAGAGAACCTCTGCTAAGATTTCAAAAACGGCTCAAGGCTTTACTGAAATAACTTACGTACCTGATCTTGCTCGTTTTGAAATGGAAGAGATTGACTCGGCTCATTGGAAAATGATGCGTAAGCGAGTAATCGATATTGCTGCTGCAAATCCTGGACTTAAATTAGAATTCTGTGGAGAGAAATACAAGTTTAAAACATTTAAGGAGTACGTTGATCTTTACGTAAAGGATTCCATTTGGGAAAAGTCAAAGGACTGGGAGTTTGCAATGGGAGTTTCAAAGGATGGATACCAATCAATATCGTTCGTTAACTCAATTCAAACAAAAGACGGTGGAACTCATGAGAACTATATCTTGAATCAGGTTATTGAGCATCTCAGAGTTATGATAAAGAAGAAGCATAAAGTTGATGTTAAACCTTCTGAAATCAAGAATCACATATTCCTTTTTATAAATTGTACAGTAATTAATCCAGCATTCTCTTCGCAAACTAAAGAGAAGCTTATTACTGAAGCAAAAGAATTTGGAACCAAGCATGACGTAACTGAAAAGTTCGCAAAAGCAGTCTTTACATCAGAAGTAATCCAGTCTCTACTTGATTGGATTGAACAAAAGAAAAATGCCGAGGAACGAGCAGAGCTTCGTAAACTAAACAAGTCCTTGGCGAATACAAAAGTTTTAAAATTAATTGATGCAAAAGGTAAGGATCGTAGCAAATGTGTCTTGGGAATATTTGAAGGTATGTCAGCACTATCTGCCGTTCGTAAATTCAGAGATCCTCAAAATTTTGGGGCCTTTCCATTAAAAGGTAAGTTCTTAAACGTCAGTGAGATGACAAACTCTGGAGTCATCCAGAATGATGAGGTCGTCCAGCTTATGGCATCATTAGGAATCAAATTAGGAGAGGAACCGGGTGATCTGAGATATGGAAAAGTATACATCTATACTGATGCAGATCCAGACGGAGACTCTATTGCAAGTCTACTAATCAACTTCTTTAATAAGTACTGGCCGGAACTATTTAATCAGGGCAGAATCTTTAAGGTAATGACCCCATTAGTTGTAGCTAAGAAAGGAAAAGAGGTAAAGCCATTCTATTCAAATGACGAGTACTCTGCATGGGAAAAGAAAACCGGCGCAAGGGGCTGGGATGTTGAATACAAAAAGGGTCTTGCTGCACTAGAGGATGTAGAGTACAGAGACATTATTCACAGCCCAGTTCTAGTTAATATACAGAATGACAAGCTGTACAAGGACAGTTTATCAAACTGGTTCGGGTCAGATTCAGAACCACGTAAAGAGAAACTACTTAAACTTTCAATATAATGACAGACAACAAAACGTTAATCCTTGCAGAGTTTGAAAAACTTAAAGGACAATTTGTAATCAATGCAAGCTGGGATATCGAAAGATTAGTAGCAGTCGGAGAAGACGAGATGGACTATTACTGGATAACATACGATGGCCGAAAACTCAAATGGAATACTTGCGTTGGAGGTCTTATGCCACTTAAAGGCCATTTACGAGATAAAGATTATGCTGAGTTAGTTAGATTAGCTAAGCTAAACCATTTCGATCAGGCAACGGTTTGGGGAAATAGAAATCCGGAAGAGGCTGAAGCCTTTAATCAAAACCATATTGCTGAGCTTGTGCAATTACCCGAAGATCACAGGTTCCTAACGAAAGTTTGTCTAGAATTAAACTCATGAAAATAGAAGCACTATTCATATCAGACGTTCACCTTGGAAGTAAGGGCTCAAACGCGGCTGCGTTATTGGAAACGCTAAAGAAGTACGAACCTAAAAGGTTATTCATTGTGGGAGACTTCATTGACGGCTGGCTCTTGAAGAAGAGACACTATTGGACTCAAGACTACACTAACGTAATTAGAAAAATCTTGTCCTACTCAAAGAAGGGAACGATTGTAACCTACATTACTGGAAATCACGATGAGTTTCTAAGACACTATTCTCCACAGACTTTCGGTAGTAATATCGAAATCGTGGATGAAGTTATTTGGAAGGGATATTACATAACTCATGGAGACCTATACGATGGAGTCGTTAGCTTAAAATGGCTAGCTCATTTAGGATCAGCCGGTT